GTCCCTTATAAATTGATTGATACTCCATTCCCCACTTAGCGCACTCGGCAGCGATATCTCTCATATCGAACCAGCAGTCCTTTCCTTTTCCGAAAACGTGATCGTCTCCGAAAGCTTTCAGTCTACGGAAGACATACTCGCATGTATTAACTACTGATTCCTTGAACGCATCGTGACACTCGGGTCGGTCACGTGTGTTTAGGGCAGTGAGACAGAATAGAATAAGAATAATGAAAGTGTTTAGGATGGTTGTTAAGAACCGGCCGGAAGGATTTCCAGCCTCAACCTCGTAAATCACATTGATGGCGATGTGCCAAACCTTGACTCCAAGGAAGACGACGGCGTTGTAAACACCATTAAGCTCGTCTTCGTCAAGATCGACACGATCGTACCATGCTCTCGCGATATCTCCCATAGCATACATGAACTCTGCAGGCTCGGAAGCATCCATCTTCACCATATCACCGGCGAGGATCTTATCGATTAAGCCATTGAACGTGGCTTTGTCGAACACTTTCTCCCAAGAGCGGGAGGTGTGCGGATTAACTCCTAAGTCACAGAACGATTGAGGGTTAGCTTGCCAGCGCATCATGTTCTCGAAAAAGGCTCCGAGGAACATGCGCTCAGCAATAAGAACCTCGACGGGTAGGGAATTCATGATGCGTGTGTTTCCAACATGCTTTACGTTTCCTTCCTCATCTACTACTCTCACCTTCTCTTCTTCTCTCAACTCATCTTTCAAATTGTCGCAGACTGCGAAAGGATATCTCTCTCCTCTCTTCCAGCAGTCGATAACTTTCTGAATCTTCTCTAACATAAAGGGCTGAGCCACAAGATGTATCTTACCTGGCTCGGTAGAATCGTTATAGAACATATCGTTCTTACCTTTGCCAATCTTGGGCTGGGTATTGTATGGCCATCCTGGGGATGTGGTCATCTCGATAGATCCGAGATGATGCCATTCTGAGACACCATTGATAGCCTCCTCGATTGTAAGAATACGGGGCTGAACATAAGTAGGAATCTTGTCACCAATGAACTCGATGATAGATTTCATAAGGGGGTCCTTGTGTTCATTCTTGGGGCGAATCAACTTCTTTTTGAGGGCGACCTCAAAAGGCGAGACTCCTCCTAGCTTTTTGAGCTGGGCAGGAAGAGTGTGGTTCTCTCGCATCACTCCATGGAGCGGTGATTTGACTTTTTGGGTCTCTCCGGGCTGTCTAACTGTGTAATTAGAAGGCACCGTACCAACGATTCGAGCGTTTTCGCACTCTATCGAGGCAGGATCAATCACAGATCTCTCTTTCTCTAGTAAAGGGCAAGGGAACGCGTCCATCTGGGGACGAAGCGCTTCGTTGTCCATGATCAAAGACTCTTGGGTTACAATAGAACAGCAGGCGTGTGAACCGCCAGCTATGTGAATTCCAAAGATCTTTCTAGGACTCTTGCTGTTGAGCATGATGTA